AAAGCTTACAGAAAATGCAAAGATCTATTTAGAAAAAGTCGGTAACCCACACGTTTCGCTAAATGTAAAAGGCGGAGGTTGTTCAGGTTTTCAATACGAATGGGGTACTACTGATAAAGAACCAACTATAGGAAATCTATGGTTAGATCCTATGGCAGAGATGTTTGTATTTGGTTGTACTATAGATTATGTAGAAGAGCTTGGTGGATCTTATCTAAAGGTCGTAAACCCTAATGCAACTGCATCATGCGGATGTGGTGAAAGCTTTGCCGTCTAGGAGATATAAATGGTCTACAATATAAATGAAAATTATTTAGAACCAACGGGATTTAAATTGGTCTTAGATAGAAAATTTTATCCTAAGACCGAATACTTTGTTACAAGTGTAAATCATCCTGATGTTGCTTTACCAGGTGTAGAAGTACCTTTTAAATCAATAGCTACTCATCAGCCAGGTGATAGATTACAATTTGGTGAATTAATATGTAATATAGTTATAGATGAGAATCTAGTCAACTATAATGAAATGTATAGTATACTAAAAGAAACAGTTCAAGTTAATGAGATAAATAGACTTACAAGAGATGTTACTCAAAAGCCTCTTGACATGGATTTAAAACTATATACATTAAGCAGCAAAAATAATTCTAATAAAGTATTTACTTACTACGATTCTAGACTAACATCAATCGGTGGTATGGAATTAGAATCTACAAGAGCTGATATACAATACATAACCGTGCCACTTGCATTTGAATTTAACTACTTTGAAATTGAATAAATAGATCCATATAATGGAGTTATATTATGAATCTTGAAACTGTACTCGAGATGTGGAAAAAAGATGCTGAGATACCTCAGTTTAATCTTGACGAAACATCTAGACAAACCCCAGCACTACATGCAAAATATATGGAGTTTATGTCCATAGCCCGTCTTCAGTTAAAGAAAGCTGAGATGGATCAAAAGACTTTACTCAAAAAGAAATGGTTATACTACAATGGCAAAATGACTCAAGAACAAATTGAGGAAGCCGGATGGGAGTTTGATCCATTTGACGGATTAAAGGTTTTAAAAGGTGAGATGGATTATTACTATGATGCTGATAGTGATATACAAAAATCCGAAGAAAAAATCACATATTATAAAACTTATATTGAGACACTTACTGAGATTATAAATGTATTAAAGTGGAGACATTCTACTATAAAAAATATTATTGATTGGAGAAGGTTCGAATCGGGTGGATAAATTAGTTGTAAGTCAGAAGAATCATTCAGTTATGTCGGTACATACAGATATGGGTATAGCTAATGAACTGACAGACTTTTTTAGTTTCTTTGTTCCAGGCTATAAGTATATGCCAGCATTTCGTAATAAGGTGTGGGACGGCAAAATAAGGTTGTATAATTCACAGTCACAAGAATTGCCTGTGGGATTGTTCCCGTATTTGCAAGAATTTTGTGGACCACGTAATTATAAAGTAGAAGTAGAACATAGCAATTATTATGGCTTACCTGGCTCTACGGTCGACGTAGATCCCGCTGAGTTAAGTGACTTTATCAACGGATTGGTTCTATCTACAAAAGGCACAAGAATTAATCCGCGTGAGTATCAAATAGAAGCAATATGCGAAGGACTACACAGAAAACGCGCCATTTTATTAAGCCCTACTGGTTCAGGTAAATCACTTATCATTTATGTACTAATGAGATATCTGTTAGAGAAGACTGATAAGAAAGCTCTTATTATTGTACCTACAACTTCTCTTGTACAACAGATGTATTCTGATTTCGAAGATTATGCATACTATGATAAAGACTTTGTGGTAGAGAATGAATGTCATAGAATTTATTCAGGTAAAGAAAAGAATGTAGGACAACGTATTATTATTTCTACATGGCAATCAGTATATAAGCTTCCTGGTAAATGGTTCGAACAATTTGGCATGGTATTCGGTGATGAGTGTCATGGATTTAAATCAAAGTCTCTTACATCTATTATGAATAAATGCCGAGAGGCTGAATATAGATTTGGTACAACAGGTACATTAGATGGCACGCAAACTCATAGACTTGTATTAGAAGGCCTTTTCGGAAAGGTATATAATGTTACAACAACAAAGAAACTCCAAGAAGAAAAGACACTCGCGCCTTTAGAGATTAATGTATTACTTCTTAAATATCCAGAAGAAGTACGACGTAGTTTTGGTAAAAGAGAGTATCATGATGAAATAGATTATATTGTTACAAACGAAGCTCGTAATAAGTTTATAAATAATCTTGCACTAGATCAAAACGGTAATACTCTTATATTATTTCAATTTGTAGAAAAACATGGAAAGCCTTTATATAATCTAATAAAATCTAATGCGCACGAAAGACGAAAAGTTTTTTACGTATCAGGAGATGTAGAGACAGCAGATAGAGAAGCAATTCGTAAAATAGTGGAGAAACAAAAGAATGCAATTATCGTGGCCTCATTGGGCACTTTTAGTACTGGGATTAACATTCGTAATCTACACAACATTATTTTTGCCTCTCCCTCAAAATCTCAAATTAAAGTCTTGCAGTCAATTGGAAGAGGACTTAGGAAATCAGATGATTCTAGGACTACGAAGCTCTTTGACTTGGCGGACGACTTGCATTGGAAAGGACGTAAGAACTATACACTAATGCATAGTGCCGAGCGTATTAAAATTTATTCTAAAGAATCTTTTAACTATAAAATATACGAGATAGAGTTCAAAACATGAATCTAGATAACATAAGACAATTTAAATTAGCGAGCGGTGAAGAAGTTATAGTAGAAGTCATCGAGTGGGATAACCAGGAAGATGCGGCTATAATTATTAGAAATGCTTTTGAAATACATTTTCTTTCTTCTCCTACTGGCGCGATGAGATTATGTACTCTTAGACCTTTTATGATAGGTCAGATAGAAGAAGGATTTTCGCAAGCACTTAATTCTGATGTAATAATGGCACAAGCTACACCAAGTCGTGAGGTTCTTACAAATTATCGTGAGACATTAGATGAATATATGAAAATAAATTCGCCGGACCTGGAACCTACAGACGAAGAATTAGACAAGATCGAAAAGGAATTGAATTCAGAAAACATAGTTCCATTCCCTAAGATCGATAAATCTAAATTACATTAAGGTATACCACCCACCTCAAAAAACCTCTTTTTATTATACACCAGTTTTCAGGGTTTGTACACCCCTAAAACGCATTTTTTTTATATTTTTTTTAAAAAAATTAGTGTACAATGCTATAAAAATATTGTATGATATATGTGAAAGGACAATTTATGGCAAGAACTAAACGCAAAAGTATTCATTACGTAAATAATGCCGATTTTTCAACTGCGGTTGTAGAATATGTAACTGAAGTCCGAAAAGCTAAAGCAAACAAAGAACAACTCCCGATAGTACCAGATTATATAGCAGAGTGCTTTCTCAAAATAGCGGAAGGCTTATCTCATAAATCTAATTTTATTCGTTATACATATAGAGAAGAGATGGTAATGGACGCAGTTGAAAACTGTTTACGTGCTATTGAAAATTATAATTTAGAAGCAGCAACCAGAACTGGAAAACCAAATGCATTTGCATATTTTACTCAAATCACGTGGTATGCATTTCTCCGTCGTATTGCTAAAGAGAAAAAGCAACAAGACGTCAAACTCAAATATCTCACTAGTTCGGGAATAGAAACTTTCATTGAAGTAGAAGGCGATACCCTGGCAAATAATGTGGCACAACAATTTGTTGATGTCCTTAAAGATCGTATTGATAAAGTAAAAGCAACAGATAGTGTTGTAAAAGAACTTGTCAAAAAAGAGAAGAGAAAGAAAAGAGAAATGAAAGCCGATTCAGATTTGAGTGAATTTTTAAAATGAAAGTAGCAATAATTAATGACACCCATTGTGGCACTCGTAATTCTTCTGACATATTTCTCGATAACGCAGAGAAATTTTACTCTGATGTATTTTTTCCTTATCTTTTGGAAAACGATATTCGTCATATCGTTCACTTGGGTGACTTCTTCGATAATAGAAAATTCATTAATTTCAAGTGTATTAATCGGATTAGGAGTTGCTTCCTTAAACCGTTACGACAACACGGCATTACAATGGATATCATTCGTGGCAATCATGACGTATACTATAAGAATACTGGTGAACTGAATAGTTTAAAAGAATTACTTGGACATTATATGAATGAAGTCCATATTATCCATGAACCAACTGTTATGGATTATGATGGATTAAAAATGGCATTAGTCCCATGGATCGATGCTGAGAACGAAGAACGTTCTATAAAGTTTATCAAAGAATGTAAAGCCGATATTATGGGTGGACACTTTGATATTATTGGTTATGAAATGATGAAAGGCATCAAGTGTGAACATGGTCTAGACAGATCATTATTCAAACGGTTTGAAGCCGTATACTCAGGACATTTCCATACAAAGTCAAGCCAAGACAATATTCATTATCTTGGAAGCCAAATGGAGTTTTTCTGGAATGACGCGCACGATAACAAATACTTCCATATTCTGGACACGGGTACGAGAGAGCTTGAAGCTGTTAGGAACCCTCTTACTTTGCACCACAGGATTAGGTATGATGATAGTACTACTGATTATATGGATTACGACCTAAGTCAAGTAGAAAATAAATTTGTAAAAATAGTTGTAATAAATCGAAAAAATCAGTTTACATTTGATCGATTTGTTGATAGAATACAGAATAGAACAATACATGATTTAAAGATCCAAGAGACCTTTGATGAATTTATTGGTTCAAACGTTGGAGATGATGAGATCTCCCTTGAAGACACTACCGAGTTATTGAACTCTTATATAGACGGAGTAGAAACTGAGCTTAGTAAGGAACGTATCAAGAAGGATGTGTACAACCTTATGACTGAGGCTCAATCTTTAGAAATTGCATGATATTATTTAAGACGTTGCGTTATCGTAATTTTTTGTCGACAGGCAATCATTTTACGACGATAGACTTTATACGCAGTAAAACCACCCTTGTTATCGGTCACAATGGTGCCGGTAAATCAACTATGTTAGATGCTTTGTCATACGCCCTGTTTGGCAAACCTCACCGAAATATTAATAAACCACAACTAGTCAACTCTATTAACGGTAAGAACTGTGAAGTAGAAGTTGAGTTTAGTATTGGTCAAAGAGAATATAAAATCATTCGTGGAATCAAACCAGGTAAGTTTGAGATCTACGTTGATGGCACGATGATTAATCAATCATCACATGCCAAAGAGTACCAGAAGATTCTCGAGCAAAACATTCTGAAGCTTAATCATAAAAGCTTCCATCAGATTGTTGTGTTGGGATCCTCCTCCTTCATTCCTTTCATGCAACTTCCCTCACATCATCGGCGGGATGTTATCGAGGATCTTCTGGACATTAATGTATTTTCTAAAATGAATCAGATCCTTAAAGAAAAGCAAAGCATATTGAAGGATAATCTTAAGGATGTTGACTATAGTTTAGAGTTAGCAAAAGACAAAATTAGTTTACAACAAAACTATATTAAAGAAGTTGAAGGTCTTGCTAATACAGAAGTTGAGTCTAAGACAGATGAGATAGAAGAAGCACGTGGTGAAATAGAAACACTTCAGGCTGAGAATAATAAACACACTCAATATATCGAAAGACGCTCACGAGGCTTACAAGAAAAGATTAAAGATAGACACGATAAGAAACAATCTTTATTACAATATAAAGCTGAGTTTGATTCTAAGATACGATTACTTGTAAAAGAATCTAAGTTTTATGAGAAGCATGATAACTGTCCAACATGTGAGCAAGAGATACCAGTAGAACTTAAACAAGAAAAACTTAAGACTGCTAAAGATAAGGCTGCAATATATCAAGACACGCTTATAGATCTGGCTAACGAGGCTGAGGCAGTAGAAATAGATCTTACTGACTTAGACAATAGATCTGCCGATATAAGAGATAGAACAGCTACGGTTGCAACTAATAATAATTCTATAGATAGTCTACAAAAACGTATTAATGTATTATCAAATCAGATCGATAAAATCAAAGGTACTGATGGTGATACAGCAAAGGCAAGAGAAGAACTAGCTAAGTTACAAGAACAACGTGAAGCACACTTTGAACATAAATTAAGCATCAACGAAGATGTAACTTACAATACAGTTATTCTTGAGATGTTGAAAGATACCGGTATTAAGACAAAGATTATCAAACAATATCTACCGGTCATCAATCAACTTACAAATCAGTATTTACAGATTCTAGATTTCTTTGTACATTTTAATCTAGATGAAAGTTTTACTGAAACTATTCGATCTCGTCATCGTGATAACTTTTCTTATGATTCGTTTTCAGAAGGTGAGAAGCAAAGAATAGATTTAGCTCTGTTATTTACTTGGCGTCAGATTGCCAAGATGAAAAACTCAGTAGCTACTAACTTACTCATACTTGATGAGACATTTGATTCGTCATTGGATCATGAGGGTGTGGGTAATTTAATGAAAATCATTTATGCGTTTGGCGAAGATACTAATGTCTTTGTTATATCACATAAAGGTGAAATCCTTGATGACAAGTTTCAATCTAAGATGGAATTTATCAAAGATAAAAACTTTAGCAAGGTAAAATAATGTTGTACAATCCGTCAAAAATGTTGTATAATAATATTTCTAATTATGGAGTATATCATGGAACTAAGTGAAAATACCCTGCAGATTCTCAAGAATTATGCAGGTATTAATTCAAACATTGTCTTCAACGAAGGCAATAATATTCAGACTATTTCTGAAGCGAAGAA